ACGCTGGCCTTTAATATGAATACCATTGAATGGGGTGCGGCTAACAATAGCTACATCAACACAGGCATCCAAAACGCTGACCATTTATAATTAATCAAACCACAGGGAGAACACATGCAAGAATTAACTGATTTTACGGAAACAGAGTAAGGGGGTGCATATCTCATCTGGACATGGCAGTTTCAATTAGATGATATTTTAACTACGCTTACGATCGTAGGTGTAGTTGCGGGGGCGGGGTACAGACTACTGATTATCCCGCTACTCGAAAAACTGGACCTTCAAAGGATGCAAGATAATTTGATGTTTCAGGAGAAAATGGGCGTGCTTACCGACACTTTGAAAGATTTGAAAGATGAAATTAAACTTTCACGAGAACAACGCACCAAGGCCTACACAGAACATGTGAAGCTAACCTCTCGGGTCGACGGCATCGAAGCTCGTGTTGATGATATTAAGGAGGAGTTACATGAACATACCACCAAATCTCATCAATACAGTTAAAAAATCATATCAATCTGTTAGGGTGGCCAACTTCCACCCTACAGGAATATTCGCTACACGGGCGCTAGTATTTATTATGCTAGTGCCTATTTTATTGGTAATAACTCAGTATGTTATGTCATTTGTTAGCGGGTACGTATCTGACGAGGCGAACAAGCTGATTAATGTAGGGCTTAATATCATAGATCATATATTCATCCCTAGCGTATTAATGGCTGTTGTAGGTTTCTTAGGACTTTGGTTAGACAAAAATAATAATGGTATTCCTGATAAATTAGAAGAGGAGGATAAACGATGAAAGTATTTATTAACCCCGGACATGATATTAATTTAGACAGTGGCGCAGTCAATCCTGTGTATGGGACACGTGAATGTGATGTGGCCCGTGATGCGGGCAAGATGTTAGCGTGTTACTTGGAAACAGCTGGATGCGATGTGCGCACTCTACAAGATGACGATTTAGGTCTTGTATGTTCTGAATCTGATTCTTGGGGCGCTGATATATTCGTGTCACTTCACTGTAATGCGTTTAACACAGAAGCCCGTGGCACTGAAACACTTTACAAGTCTTTTAACGGCCAACGCTTAGCGAACGATATTCAAAGTCAAATCATCCGCAGCATTAATACGGTAGACCGTGGAGTTAAGAAACGTGATGACCTTTGGGTGCTAAATGGTACGGACGCAACTGCTGTATTAGTTGAAATGGCCTTCATCGATAATGAAGAAGATCATGCTATGCTAACTAATGATTTAGATACTATCGTTCGTGCCATTGCTAGGGGGATTACTGACTACGCAGGAGGGGTATAATGTATGACAAAATCAAAGTTTTACTTAATAGCCTTAGTTACCGCTATATTATTATCGGTGGTATTGTGCTCCTCTCCGTCTTTTGCTGCTGGTACATCTTCCACGAACCAAGAGGAAGCAACAATCACGATTCCCTTAACACAGTGGAACGAATTGAAAAGCAACAACGAGAAAGCCTTGAGCTTAATAGAGACATCCAGTCTGCCATTGACCGAAGCTCAAAGCTTAGTCATGAAGCAAAGGGAAGAATTGAACGAAGCACACAATACAATCTCGACATTGGAAACAGAATTGATGAAAGCCAAAATGCTATCCATGAAGCAAGAAGTTACCTTGTCAGAAATGCAGAACTCATTGACCGAATTGAAAGGGCAAATCGACAACGACAAGAAAACAATCAAGCGACTACGAATGCAACGCAACCTATCCCAGATGGTGGGAGCGGGAGCAGTAATCGGAGTAGTGATTCATCGATGAATGAGAGGTGATCCAATTATCTCCTGAGCGGGAGCAGGTGGACTCCTGGTAGTACAGTAAAACGTAAAAGCCTACTAACTTAGTTATTATCTAAGTTAGTAGGCTTTTTTTTTGTTATAAAAATAGTAATAAAACAGTTGACTTTATACACGATATAGAGTATAATATAATTGTAAGGAGGTGATGATAGTGGATATAATAGAAAAGCTAACAAGCTTAGCAAATGCGTTAACGCCACTGGTACTGGCACTAGCAATACTAAAACTTGTTAGCAAGGAGTAGTAAAAAGCAGGCGGGTGAAAGCCCCGCCACCTTTTCAACATCATTGTAAATCAAAGAGGTGAATTATGCAATATGTAGAATGGTTGATTAATATAGCGACTATTATTATTTTGATACTAGCTGTTAAACGTTTAGTTAGAAGGTGATGAAATTGAAATTTGAACTAGATGATATCATGACAACGCAAGAGGCTGCAGAACGTTGGAATGTTACTGCTGATGCATTGAAACAGAATTGTAGAGGCCGTGTAAAAAATGGATTTAAGGAAGGTGAGTTTAGAAAGTCGGGTAAAATGTGGCTTGTAACCCGTCAAGGCATGGAACGATTGTATGGAAAAGAATCCGATTTAAATCGTGTAACAGAAGGCGCGTCAGAAGGTGATTAGCCCTCTAAATCTCTGCAAAGTTTGTAACGGTTGCTCAACCGTTGCTCAACCTAAAATCAAAGAAATGCAGTAATTATGCGGATAGTCGTATGTTATAAAATATTTCCGCTGAATAAGAACGCAAACGAAGAAAGCCAGTAAACACTTATGTTTACTGGCTTTTTTATTTTTCAAAATTGGCAAAAATCACTACATTTCGTCAGCGTTGCTCAACCGTTGCTCACCTTTTAGGAGGGCTTCACCGTATGGTAATCGGTTAACCGCATCAATGTATTGCTGTACGGTTTTATGCGTGTACACTTCTTGGGTGATATTATCCTTACTCGAGTGGCCAACGATCCGTTTAATTATAATTTCATCGATTCCGACATTGCTGGCCAAGGAGATGAAAGTATGGCGGGTATCATGTGGCTTATGCTCGCCTAAGTTAAGATTTTGGCACATACGTTGCATTTCTCGTCTAAAGGTATCCTTGTGTATCACCTTATCCAAAAGGCACTCTACACGCTTAAATTTGGCTTGCTGATACAATTCTTTGATGAAAGGGTAGATACATTCAGCGATGGGGATGCATCGGTCTCTACCGGCTTCCGTTTTAGAACCGCCGACCATGTAACGCTCTTTCAAATGGATCTCATCGAGACGTATAGTCTGCAATTCATTCAATCTGAGCCCCGTATAGGCGTATATTAATGTTAGCTTGGCAATTATATCGTCGGAATGTTGCCAAAGAGCGTAGAGGGCAGAATTTGAAAAAATGTTAGCCTTCTTGATTGGCGTAGCATTCTTATTGATGATAATATCGGAGAAATAGTTCCTAGGTATGATTTCCTGTTTTACGGCTAGCGTGCCTACAGATACAATAATAGCCTTAATTAGCTTCTGATACGATTTAGTGTGAGTTGATTTATCGAATATAGGCTGGAAATGTGCAGCACGCATATTCTTCATCTCGATATTGTTAAGATGACTAACCATCTTTTGTATTGTGTGTATGATCTTCATTCTACCAGCAGACAACCCCTGGCGCTCTGCTTCTTCAATCCGCCACTCAAAGCATTGACCAAACGTAATTTTACGCTGCTCTTCTTGCGGCGGATTGGTTGAGTAGAGGGCTAGGGCGGTATAGGCTTCCTTTTGCGTGGCAAATGTGCCTACTGACTTACGAATAGCCTTACCGTTAGCATCGTATCCAAAAGTTACAACAGCCCTGTAGGGCTTGCGCAACTGCTTGTGTTTCATTTTATACACGGTTCCTGCACCGTTGGCTCGTTTCATGGCCATAATATATCCTCCTTGGTATGGTGATTATCCTTAGAGGCATGCTATAATGGTTGTGGAGTAAAAATAGAGTACCTCTAAAGTATGATATTTTTAAAGGCCCTCACTGCGGTGAGGGCTTATTTTTTTAATATTCAGATGTATAACTGTCAAAAATAAAGTCTATCGTCGCTCGAATTGGTGGATTAGCGCCTTTTATTTTGATTAACTTATAAGCTTTAATCCCGGTGTTACAAATAGGGGTGGCTAATAAAGCTACTAAAAAACTATGCGTAGCAGTTTCAGCTTCTGTAAAGTCCAATACAACTGTTTTACCTTCCGCTAAAGCAGGAAGTATTCGTTTGTCGCGTTGCTTTATAGCTTCGTATTTTACCTCGCAATGTTTTCCAAAATAGTTATACATATCGATAACAACTTCTTTTGGAGCCTCTATGTTTTTACGTGCATCTACTTCAGCCTTTGCCTGTTGACGTAATCTTTCTAGTTCGTCGTTGATATCAAATGTTTTAAATTTATCGAATCCTATAGTCATATAAACAAATGTACCTGGCCAAGGTTGACGAAGGGTATTGGATGTTATATCTGTAGGTGATATATGTAACAAGCCTTGTCCGGAGACAATATACATATCTGCCTCTAGAGTTTTGCCTATATTAGAAGATAGGTATAAGCCCATCCCGGCGTTATTTTGACCTTCATAGGGTAGTTTTGGTGCGCCAAAAGTTCCAGAAACTTCAGGCTTAATAGCTGTTTCTAAGGCAGTCATATCAGAAGTAAATACCGGGTATGTTTTTTCTAGATGTCTTTTAATACCGATACCTAAGTCCGCAATTATAAATGATAGCTGTCCTTTATTTTTGTACCAATTAAACTGTAATAAAGAAGGGATGTTCGGATTGTAACCATGTTCCAATGTATTGTAAAGTAGTTCTGATACAATATATCTTAGTGTTCCTTCGTGACCAGAGATTAAATCCATATCTATTTTGGTCGTATAGTCTAGAATCTTATCTAGCGCGGAAGGGATATCTATAGACTGATTCCGAATCGCAAACATTGGCTTGTCATAGATAAACCGGAAATTCTCATTGCTATCTTCTAAAACATTGTAGCAGCCTGGTCCTCCGAGCCTATACCACATTTGACCAAATGTAGATCTCTTATTACAATAAAGTCGGACGTAGCAACCTTTTGATTTTAAGAACCATATGTACAATATCAAAAGGGATAAAGCTTGATAATTGGCATTAACGCATTTACTACCGTCAATTACTAATTTGTCCCCACTATATGACCAGTCGAAAATAGAAAGATACGAATTAAAATCAACTAAATTTTTATTTTTAAAGGATAGAGTAGATGGCAATTGTAAAATCGGGGTGTTGTTTCTTTTTGAATAAATAATTTTTGACATTTTCTGTACCTGTTGATATACTTATCTTATACAAATGCTTAGAGACACAACATGAGTATCTTACTCGTCTCGTAGAAATTTAAAGGAAAATTATATCTTTCCCCCTACATAGACCCTCACTTATAAGTGAGGGCGTTTTCTTTTATCATAGAGCCTCTTACCTCATAGCAGGGTAGGAGGACTTTTTATTGGCGTCAACAAAAAGACCCATCCTGGTGCGCTGTAGTTGTTAACTCTGAAGCGTGGATGGGTACTATAGTATATCACGCTGTGCAAGGATTGCTATAAATTATTAATGCTGACCGAATCTACTTCTCCCGTATCGGCTTTGATTTTTACAAAGAACATGCCACGAACCATTGCACCAAATCCGTTTTGCGCATCAACTGTGCCACGAACAGTAACGCTATTATCATACCGAATGACCTGCTTTATATCGAATTTAGCCGTGGAAGGTGATTTTAGTCGAGCGGATACTGCGTCTTTAGCGGCTGCTTGATA